CAGCACCATGCTCTCATGGCCCATTCAGGGCCATTTTCTTTGCCTGAAATGCGCATTGGCATGTGCTGTTTGAACTGTCTAGATAGAAATGAAAAGAGGCGGGGCGGGGGTGGTGGATGGGGAGTCCCCTGATCCGACTTCTAGACTGTCCAAACTTTTGATGTGTGCGATTCTCAATTCTATATGTGCCAAAAACTCTGTCACCAAGGGTTAACCCTCGCTTTTACCAGTCATACCTCGCGCGTTCTAGAGCAAAAGTAGCGGGCTACCCCCCGCGCCGAACTCCCTAACCACCTTAAAACGCGCCTAGTATGCCCCCTTTACTTCCCCTCCCGGTCGGGGTATACTCGGCCCAACCATGGACCAGCCCCTCCCCACCCCAGAAAGGGACCCAGCCCTCCAGGCCTTGCTTGATGCCCCCGAGTTGGCACTGTCCGGTCTGGACCTGCAGATGTCCCCAGAGTTGACCCGACTACTTGAGCGTGGGCTTATTGGAAATTCCCTCCCGCCAGTGTTGAAGGACAGCAAAGCTGCCAAAGCCTTCCAGCAGGCCTTTGAGATGATTGGTGGTGTCCCCCGCTTGGCGCTGTGGGCTGACCAGAACCCCACTAAGTTCTACACGCTCTACTCCAAGCTGGTCCCTGCAACGGCAGAGGTCCATGAGAAGAGGGACATCAACGTCACTATCACCTGGGCTTCCCCGTCGCGTCTGAGCTACCAAACCCTCCCCATGGTAGAGGAGGACAAGGATGGCCCAATTTGAATACGTCCCCCGTGAGCATTTCCTGCCCTTCCATAACAGGTCTCAGCGCTGGTCAGTGATGTGTACCCACCGTCGGGCAGGGAAAACCGTCGCCCTGGTGAACGACGTGATTGTGGGCTCCCTTCAGTGCCCCCTGAGGAAACCCCAGCATGCCTATGTTGGTCCCACATTTACGCAGACCAAGCGGATCGCTTGGACATACCTCAAGGACTACTCCGAGGCGTACTGGTCAAAGCCCCCCTCGGAATCAGAGCTAAAGGTGACCCTCCATGGAGACAGGACGATATATTGCCTCGGGGCCGACAACCCTGATTCACTGCGAGGCATGTACCTCGACGGGTCGGTCATGGACGAGTATGCCTTGTTCCGTCCCTCTGTTTTCTCCACGATTATCCGTCCAGCTCTATCTGATAGGAATGGGTGGGGAGTCTTCGCTTCTACCCCCAGAGGTAAGAACCTGTTCCACAAGGAGTGGAAAAAGGCGCTGAAGCGACCGGAGTTGTACTACTCCCTCATGCTCAAGGCGTCAGAGAGTGGAATTCTGGCCCGGGGGGAGCTTGACGCCCTCAGGGAGGACATGGACCCGGAGGAGTTCGCCCAGGAGTACGAGTGTAGCTTCGATGCCGCCCTGAAGGGCGCGATCTATGCTGCTGAGGTCAATGATCTGTTCCTTGAGAACCGTGTCCGCCCTCAACTGTATGACCCCGCCCTCCCCACGCATGTCATATTCGACTTGGGCTTCACCGACGCGACCGTGGCGATCTATTGGCAAGAGGCCAAGGACGGGACCATCCGTATCGTCAACGTGGACGCGACCAACGGACAATCTGTCCAGCACCACATAGACGCCATTCTCCAGTTCCAGGGCCTCGGAGAGCTGGGGAGCGTTTGGCTCCCCCACGACGCGAAAGCCCGCAATTTACAGACTGGCCGCTCCATCGTGGAGCAGTTCATAGACAATGAGATTCGCCCAAGCATTGTCCCCGGCCACAAGGTGCGGGACCGGATCGCTGCGACCCGTCAAATGTTCCCCCGCATCCACATCTCAGAGGAGTGCTCGGAGGAGCTGATTGAGGCCCTCAAGGGCTACCGCAGAGAGTGGGACGACAACCTGCTGTGCTTCAAGGACACGCCTTACCATGACTGGTGCTCAGACTTCGCGGACTCGTTCGGGTATATGTGTGTTGTTGCTGCCCCCAAGTTCGCACAACATACCTCAGCGGACAACTCCCCTGATGCCCGCCGCCGTCGAGCGGACAAAATCACCACACGTACCAAACCCTTCGTCCAGGTGAACTTGGAGCATCTGTTCCAAGACCATGAGGACCAGATGAGAGCAATGAACAGGAGAATATCGTGAGCGACGCACCATCATCTGGTACCATCACCTCCCTCAAGGACGACACGCTGTCGCCGTATGAGCGGTGGAAGACAGAGATCACGGCTGCGGAGAAGGAGCTCAAGGAGTTCCACAACCGTGGACGGAAAGTGAACCGCAGGTTCCTTGACGAGCGCGACATGCTCCAGTCTGGGAACAAGTGGTTCAACGTCTACTACGCCAATACCAACATCATGGAGTCGGCCCTGTATGCACAACTGCCAAAACCCGCCGTCACCCGGCGATTCAAGGACTACGAGGATGACGTTGCCCGAGTCGCAGCCATTATGCTACAACGTTCAATTACCCAAGATTTGGACGATCCAAGGGATACCTTTGACTCTACAATGCGGCACGCCGTGCAGGACAGGCTTATCCCTGGACTTGCTGCCGCCTGGCTGCGTCTTGAGACGGACACCTCCCCAATCCCATATGTAGCCACCGAGGAGGCCCCAGAGGCCCCGGACGACTACGACATGAAGGAGGTCACGGACCAGAAGATTTGCGTGGACTACGTGTTCTGGCAAGACTTCATCTGGTCCCCCTGCCGCACGTGGGAGGAGCGGCGCTGGGTTGGCCGGATCGCCTACATGGACCGGGACGCCCTGGTGAAGCGGTTCCCCGCCACGGGCAAGGAGGTGCCGCTGGACTACTCCGTGACCATGGACGACGCTGGCTCCAGCTCCCCCTCCACCACGCCGAAGCACCTCGCCGTGAAGCAGGCCCGCATCTACGAGATTTGGGACCGCACGAGCAAGAAGGTGTTCTGGTTGTCGACGAAGTACGACAAGATTCTGGACGAGAAGGATGACCCCCTCAAGCTGGTCGGCTTTGAGCCGTGCCCGCAGCCGATGTTGGCCAACATCACCACTAGCAATACTGTCCCACGTCCTGACTACTACATGATCCAGGACCAGTATTCGGAACTGGACAACCTGAACAACCGCATTTCGATGCTCCTGCAGGCCTGCAAGGTCGTGGGCGTCTATGACCAGGCCTCCCAAGGCATCTCACGGATGCTGACCGAGGGGTTCGACAACCAGTTGATCCCGGTCGACAACTGGGCGATGTTCGCTGAGAAGGGCGGCATCAAGGGTCAGGTGGACTGGCTCCCACTGGACGTGGTCGTGGCCGCGCTTACGCAGCTGATAGATGCCCGAGAGATCACCAAGGCCCAGATTTACGAGCTGACGGGTATCAGCGACATCGTCCGTGGGGCTACCAAGGCCTCAGAGACTCTGGGTGCTCAGGAGATCAAGAGCAAGTTCGCCTCCATCAGCATCAAGAAGCGCCAGGACGAGGTGGCCCGGTTCGCTGCGGACATCCTCCGCATCAAGGCTGAGATGCAGGTGAAGCACTTCACGCCTGAGATGATGCTCAAGAAGTCCAACATCGCGGCGACCGGGGAGGCCAACCAGCAGTTCGTAGAGCCCGCCATGGCGCTCCTCCACTCTGACGACGGCTTTGAGTGGAAAATCCAGGTCACGGCTGACTCCATCGCCCAGGCCGACTACGCCATGGAGAAGGCAGACCGCATCGAGTTCCTGACGGCCGTCAGCGGCTACCTGGAGAAGGCCCTGCCGATGTTTGAGGCTGTACCCAACGCCGCCGCGCTCCTCGTTGGCATGCTGAAGTGGGCCGTGGCCGGCTTCCGTGGAGCTGATGAGATCGAGGGGATGCTGGACCAGGAGCTGGACAATATCTCCAAGCAGCCGCCCAAGGAGGAGAAGCCTGATCCTGAAGCGGCCAAGGCGCAGGCTGAGCAGCAGAAGATGCAAGCCCAGATGCAGATGGACGAGAAGAAGGCTCAGATGGACCTCCAGGCCAAGCAGCAAGACATGGCCATGAAGAAGCAGATGAACGACATGGAAATCCGCATGAAGCAGATGGAACTCCAGTTCAAGATCAAGGAGCTGGAGCTCAAGGAACGCGAAATGCAGATGAAGATGGACTTCTCCCAGGCCGAGGCCATCCAGAAGCAGAAGACATCCCTGATGGAGCAGCAGATGGGTCTGGAAGCCGAAGCCCAACGCCACCAGCAGGAGTCGGAATTCACACAAGAGTCCCACGACATGTCTATGGAGCAGTCCGCTGCGGTCGGGGAGCAGAAGGTGGAGCAAGCCAAGGCCGCTGCGAAGGCCGTCCCCAAGAAGGAGTCTGAATAATGCCCCGCTACACACTCGTGTTCCCTGCGGACGGCAGCGAGCCCTACATCAAGGGCTCCCGCGTCGCTGCACAAAATTCTGGTGCACCAATGATACACGGTGACCTGCCGGACTTCGTGTCCCCCATCGACGGCAAGACGTACTCTGGCCGCACCGGGCTCCGCGACCATTGCGCTCGCCATGACGTGGTCCCCAACGACGATCTGAAGGGATTGCCCACCCTTCAGAGCAACTCGGACACTCGCTCGTCCGAGCAGAAACGGGCTGACGCTGCGGACCGCAAGCGCCGCGTCATCAACCTTGTAGACAAGCACTATTACTAGGAGCCACCATGCCAGGACTCAACGAAGAAGTTATTGACGACCGCCGCGCCTCTATTGCCGAGGCTTTCGACCAGTTGAAGGTCGAGGAGGAGCCGATTGCAGCGCCCTCGCCGCCCCCGTCCGAGGCCCCGGCCCCCGCGCCGTCCGAAAGCCCTGCAGAGGCCCCTTCCCAGGCCGGGAAAGAGCCTGCTGCGAAGGCCCCCGCCGAGGAGCCGGCCAAGAAGGAGATCACCCCTGCCCCGGAGCCTGAGGAGGTCAAGTTCTCGGTGGAGAAGCCGCCCCAGTCTTGGCGTGCCGCACAGAAGGCTCAGTGGACCGCTCTGCCTCTCGATGTACGCACGGAGGTCATGCGGCGCGAGAAGGAGATCACTCGCACCCTGGGCGAGACTGCCAACGCCCGCTCCTTCGCCAACCAGTTCGCTGCGGCCGTCCAGCCGTTCCAGGCCCGCATCCAAGCGGCCGGGATCAACCCGCTCCAGGCCGTCAATGAGCTGCTCCGCGCCGACTGGACCCTCTCCACCGCCCCACCGACCCAGCGCGCTCAGTTCATGGCGAAGCTGATCAAGGACTACGGCGTGGACGTGCGTGAGCTCGACGCGGCTCTGGCCGGCAAGCCTGGGGCTGACCCTGTCTCCGCTACCGTGGAGCAGCTGGTCAACCAACGGTTGGCCCCCATGCAGCAGTGGATCGCCCAGCAGGAGCAGCTCCGCATCCAGGGCGAGCAGCAGCAGAACGGGCAGATCAGCCAGACCATCGAGCAGATGGCTGAAGACCCGAAGTATCCACACTTCGAGGACTTGCGCGAGGAAATGGCAGACATCATTGACCTGTCTGCGAAGCGGGGGGTTTACTTATCCCTCGACTCGGCGTATAGTCGGGCCGTTGCGATGAACCCAGAGGTAAGCAAGCAGGTTGCTACCCAACAAGCTACAGAAGCCGCCAAGACCGCAGCTGCCCAGAAGAATGCGGCAGCCCAGAAGGCCCTAGGCGCATCTGTCTCAGTTGGTGGAGCACCGGGCGGGTTGCCGAGTGGGGCCCCAGGCGCAGACGATCGCAGAGCAACTATCGCCGCAGCGTTCGACAGTATCGGAGGAAGGTGATGATTCTTAACTCGTTCATTCGCCGCATCCTCGGAGCTGCTTCGTTCCCACGCTTCCGCATACCATTGTCCTCGGTCGAGCCTCAGGTCTACCAGCCCCCACCAACGGTGAAGGTGACGTCGGTTCCGAACCCGCCGCCTCCCACTTACCCATAGGAGCCAACCATGGCATTCCCCAACGCAGCGGTGAGTGACGTCATCGCCACCACGATCCAGTCCCGTACTGGCAAAATCCAGGACAACGTCACGTCCAACAACGCTTTGCTGACCCGCCTGAAGCAGCGCGGTAACATCAAGACGTTCTCGGGCGGCAATGTCATCCTGCAGGAGATCAGCTTCGCGTCCAACGGCAACGCCGGCTGGTACTCGGGCTATGAGACCCTGCCCATCGCCGCGCAGGACGTGGTCAGCGCCGCCGAGTACACCATCAAGCAAGCTG